ATTCAAGGGAGGGTGGAAGAAAGCATTCAAGTATGTGATGAAGGAAGGGAACTTCCTCCTCCTTCCCAGGGACTTAGACGTTCAGAGTCTATTATCATCTGGGACGAAGAAGACGGAAAAGATCTCAACCCTAGTGAGGTCAGGAGCTTCCTTGGATGCGATCGACGACCAGGAACCCGCGTATATGCTGATGCACCTTCAGCAGGTGCAACGCTACGCCTCCTTCATAGAGCTGAAGAAGAAACGCTCCGAATTTGCTCAGGCCCAACTGAAGAAGGTCCTTGTAGAACCTGCAGAGGGCTACTCTACCGACTGGAACAGGGAGATTGCTTCATGGCTGGAGAAGAATATTCGACAGAAGAGATCTCATCGTCAGAAGCAGCTTTGGATCAAAGCTCCGGGGGGAGTGGGGAAGACTACGACCATTATGAACCTTGAAAAGTGGTTCAACCTTTCCATCTACTGGTGGCCCAAAGATGAAAAGTGGTGGGATGGCTATTCAGATGGTGCCTTTGATCTAATTGTTTTGGACGAGTTCCGCGCCCAAAAGATGATCACCGAACTCAATCCAATATTGAGCGGTGACCCCCATCCATGCTCTCGAAGAAATGCTCCTCCTCTTGTCAAAAGAGATAACCTCCCGGTTATCATCCTGTCCAACTTCAATCCTATGGAGTGCTATCATAAGGCTCACATGTCCCAACTTGCTCCTCTTCTGGATCGTATCGACATGGTCGAGATCCCAGAAGGTGGTCTTATGAGAATAGAGGAACGGTTCCCTGCTCCTCCTGCTCCTCCAAGTCCAACAGTCGTCTTCGACGACACTCCACCAAGTCCTGATGGACTCATTGGCCATGCCTGCTCAGAAAGGTATCAACGTTCCCTCGATACCGAAGGCATGGGCGTGTTTGAACGGTCATACCGTTTACACGGTAAAAGACCGTTAGTAGGTGACCCTACGTTCACTTGGGATTCATCTGAAGACGAATCCGTTTATTGCATGACACCTGGCGGGTCATGGGTCTGTTATGATTAAATTTCATTCTTCAATTTAACTTTATATGATTTTTCAATGCTGGCCCTCTGGACCAGCCTCGGCACCTGCGGTCCCTCGTAGACCTCCGCGCTGCGCGCTGCGGTAGAAGACCTGCGGTCGCAAGACTCCGCACTACGTGCTGCGTCGAATAGTTTTGGCGGGAAGTGGGGAGTGGGGAGTATGCCGACATAGGTAATATTAGTGCTATGTCGGCCTCCCCAATTGCTCCCACTTTTTTTAGGCTCCGCCTCTTCCTTAAGCCCTAATATATATTAATTAGCTTATATATGAGAAACCCTCCTTAATTGACTAGCCAATCAGAAAATTCGAGAACTTTTTTCTTTTTTATTTTTTTTTCTTTTTTTAAGAAGACAAAAATGTCAAGCCGAACCGGATTAATTATTAGGCGAAGAGATGGAAAGGGTGGATATGCTGGAACCCGAGACATGACTAAAGCGAGGAGAGCTGCAAACAGAGCAATGCAAAGAGCAATCCTTCGTTCAGCAGCAGCCTCAACCTCACTATCTTCATCCCGAGGACTCGGCCCCGTCTATGGAAGACCTAGTGGAAATGAAGTCAAGGGTGTTGATGCCGATGTGAGTCAATCGCTGATCGCAACAACTTCAACCAACGCAGGAATCGATGTGATCAATCTCATCGAACCAGGAACAGGCTCCTGGAACCGCGTTGGACGAAAGACCGTCCTCAAATCCTTCAGGCTAACTGGAAACATCGTCTGGACCAACACTCCAACCCTTGCAACAGGTGTTGGAAGAATGACATGTGCAAGGTGTGTTCTCGTCTGGGATAGCCAACCAACTGGAACCATCCCAGTCTTCAGCGACATCTTCGGAAGTACGCTCCAAGCAGGGACGGAACAAGTCACGACCATCTTCGATCCTCTCCGCTACGACAATATGGAACGCTTCAGAGTGATCCGCGACTGGAGGCTCTCGCCCCCTGCCACAGTACCACTCTCACTTGGATCCGCTCCCTCAATGGCTGTGTGCACCCACATCGATGAGTATGTCAAGCTGCCACCTCTGCAGTCCAACTACTCAGGACAAAGCTCCCCGCAAACTATTGCAGACATCGCCTCCGGCGCTCTCTACTTGATCTGGCGTGCCGAGATTCAAAATTCCAACGCCGCAACTGTCGTTGACGCCATGGCCCGTCTCCGTTATTATGATTAAAGCTCATTGGTTCAACGGAATCACCCTCTTTTAGATAGTAGTAGTTCGAATCATGTTAGGCGTTTTTTTTTGTGCGATGCTCTACGCTAGGTGTTAATGCTAAATGAAACCTCGGCGCTGCGCTATGCTAGGTTTTTAAAAGGCCTCGTCGCTGACGCCGTCTCGGCTAGGCAGTTTGAATTTTGGCGGGAAAAAACACTGATCCAACATGTAAGGGGTAGTTTTGAGTGGTAAAATATGATTGGTTCCACTAAGTGGAATGTCAGAAAGTCTATTCATAACTTTTAAGCTAGGCGCGAATGACTATTTCAAGAGCCAATCAGAAAATTCGAGAACTTTTTTCTTTTTTATTTTTTTTTCTTTTAAAATTTTTAAAAATCTCTAAACACCGTGGATGTCAGAGAAATTTCAATTAAACACTAAAAGTCTCTTCTTAACTTATCCACAGTGTGATTTTCCCCTCAACGATTTCTTGTTAAACATCGATATCTTTTTCGGAGAAAATATTGAAAAATGCATAGCAGCTCAGGAAACTCACATGGACGGAAACAAACACCTTCACGCAGCAATCTGCCTGAAGAAGCCCTACCGGTCAAAAAGCGCGGACTGCTTGGATCATCTCGCGCTTCAACATCCCAACATCTCGGGGAGATTCAAGGGAGGGTGGAAGAAAGCATTCAAGTATGTGATGAAGGAAGGGAACTT